ACTCCAAAGCACAAACACACACGAAAACGGTCGTTCTTGAGTACAACCGTCGCGTACTGTCGGGATCTGCGGCGAACTCGAAATGGATCTTCGCTGCGGCACAGCGGTTTGAGCGCGATCTCGAGCGATCCGACCTGCGGATGAACTGGGACAGGGTGCAGGAGATCGCCGACTTCTGCGAGACCCTGCCACTGGTGGGCGACTACGCCGGGGAGCCGTTCGTCCTGCACCCCTGGCAGGTCTGGACCACCGCCCAGCTGTTCGGGTGGGAGTGGCAGGACGGCACCAGGAGGGTCAAGACGGCCATCCTGCAGGTGGCCCGAGGCAACGGCAAGACCACCTACGCCGCCGCGCTGGCGCTCTGGGAGTTCCTGAGCGGCCCCGGCAGGCGCGTGCACGTGATCGCCAACAAGGAAGCGCAGGCGCTCCTATGCGTCGACACGGCCCGGCAGATGCTCCGCGGGCGCGAGGCCGACGGCGTGAGGGTGCTGTACAACCGGATCGAGGATCGGAACCGGGACTGCGTCCTGTCGGCGCTCAAGACCTCGCCGACAAGCCTGGACGGCCTGACGCCGTCCATGTGGATCGGCGATGAGGTGGCCGAGTTCGCGGATCGGGACATTTTGGCGAAGCTGGAGACCACCGCCGGCAAGCGGCGGAACAGTCTCGGGCTCATCATCTCGACGCCTGCAGCCGACGCCGAGGGCCTGTTCAGCGAGAAGGTGGCGGCGGGACAGCGCCTTCTCAGCGGCGAGGATGAGGATGACTCGACCATGCCGCTGCTGTTCGGGATCGACAAGGAGGACGATCTCGGCGACGACGCCTGTTGGGCGAAGGCCAACCCGGGCATGGAGCACGGGCAGCCCAACATCCGCGACCTGAAGACCATGTGGAACGCGAAGAAGGGCAGCGCCATTGGCCGCGCCGAGTTCTCGCGCTACATCTGCGCCAGGACGGGCGAGGAGACGGGCAACTGGTTGGACATGGCCATCGCCTGGACGCCGACTCAGATCGACTGGGCGGCGCTCCGCGGCCGGCGGGCGTGGATCGGGCTTGACCTAAGCAAGAGCCTCGACCTGTCGGCGCTGGTCGTGGCCGTTCCGTTGGACGATGGGAGCGTGGCGCTGCGCGGCCACTACTGGTGGCCGTCCGAGGACGTCCGGCAGCGTGAGCTCGACTACCGCCTGCCCGTCAGGAACTGGGCGGCCCGAGGGTTCGTCGAGCTGACGGTCGGCCGCGAGATCGACTACACGCGCATCATGTCGACGCTGGAGGCGCTCGCCGGCGAGTTCCAGATAGCAAGCGTGGCCTACGACAAGTGGGGCGCCAAGATGTTCGCCGAGCAGGCGGTCGCCAAGGGCCTGCCGCTGGAGACCTACTCGCAGGGCATTGCCACGATGGGCCCCGGCTGCCAGCTGTTCCAGCAGCTCTGGGTAGGGCGCAAGTTCGTCGTGGGCGAGGACCCGATCCTTCGGAACGCCTGCGCGGTGGCGGTTCCGATCCGCGACACGAACGGCAACATCAAGGTGAACAAGTCGAAGCGGACCCACATCATCGACCCGTTGGTCGCGGCCATCATGGCCGTGCACGCCTGGGGCGGCGAGTCCGCGTCGAGCTGGGAGTTCCTGCGGAACGCCGATATCTGACCTTCGGTGATTAGGACAGGGGCGCGCTCTTGCGCAGCACGGATGATCCGTTCGTGGCGCTTGCAGACCTCATCGCCAACCTGTTCCGTCGGAACTACTCGACCACGCTGTTGACCGGCAGCGCGATGTCGGTGCCGACGGTGGGCCCGTTGTCGGCGCTGCGCTATACGCCCGTGTACCGCGCGGTCACGCTCATCTCGGGCGACATCGCGCGGCTCGACTGCGAGCTGTCGGCGCCCGTCGCCGACACGCTGTGGCGCAACCCGTCGACCTGGTGGAACGCCTTCGAGTTCCGCCGCGCGCTCCTGATGAACGCGCTGCTCTACGGAAACGGCTTCGCGCTCATCAACCGCACGAAGGGCGGCGAGCTGCTGGAGCTGTTCCTGCTCGACAACGACAACGTGTCGCTCGACGTGACGCGCGGGACGCCGACGTACACCATCCGCGGATACCCGGACATCCCCGCGTCGGACGTGCTCCATGTTCGCGCGCCGTCGACGAGCGGCCTGTGGGGTGAATCGCCGATCAACCTGTGCCGAACGTCCATCCAGATCCTGGCGAGCCAGGAGGCGATGGCGCTGACCGCGTACCAGAATGCCGGCAACCCGAAGATCGCCATCATCCACCAGCGCCAGATCGATGAGGCGCTGATGCAGAAGGTGGAGAACTACTACATGAAGCGCCATGGGGGCGCCGAGAACGCGGGCAAACCCGTTGTCCTAGGCGACGGCGTGAAGATCGAGCGCATCTCGTCGACCGTGGACGACACGGGCCTAGAGGCCGCGCGGCGCTACTCCATCGGCGACGTGTCGCGCCTGTTCGGTGTGCCGGCGTCCTACCTCGCGGAGGATGTCGGATCGTCGTATGGCTCGATGGAATGGCTGTCGCGGATGTACGTCGACGGCTGCCTGCAGGCGTGGATGTCGGCGCTCGGCGCCGAGCTTCGCACGAAGCTGATGTCGCCGTTCGATTCGGTCGTGTGGGACACGGACGCCCTCATCCGCCCAGGCGTGGCCGAGCAGATGGCGGCGCTCCGCACTGGCGTCGAGGCGGGATTCCTGACGCGCAACGAAGCCCGCGCGCGGCTCGACCTCGAGCCACTCGATGGCCTCGATGAGCCCACGCTCGCGCTCAACGTCGGCACTGGTGGCGGCAGCACGAACATCGGCGAGGACACGTCCGAGTCGGAGGGATCACCGAATGATTTCTAGGCGCGCGATGGGGGAGCTCGAGCAGGGCGAGGGGCGGCAGCTCGTCGGCATCGCCGTGCCCTACAACCGCTGGTCGAACGAGATCACCGAGCCCGGCGTCCGCGGGACGTTCCAGGAGCGCATCGCGCCCGGAGCGTTCGGCGACCTCGCCGACGCCGACATCAAGCTGCTCTGGAACCATGAGCCAGGCGCGCTGCTCGCGCGCACGAAGAGCGGCACCCTCAGGATCAAGGACACGGCGAAGGGCCTGCGGTTCGACGCGGACCTTCCCGAGACCACGCTCGGCAACGACGTTCGCGCGCTGATGGCTCGCGGCGACCTGACCGGCGAGATGAGCTTCGGCTTCTACGCCGAGGCCGACGAGTGGAACGACAAGCGAACGCTGCGCACCGTCACGAAGGCACGGCTCGTCGAGCTGTCCGTGGTGGTCGACGCGGCGTACGGAGACCGGACAAGTTCGTCGCTGCGGAGCGTTTCCGAGCGCGACAGGATGGCACGCGCGCTGCGATTGCGCGAACTGAAAGGACTGGCACCATGGATCTGAAGGTGAAGATGGAGGAGCGCAAGAAGCTCCTGACCGATATGCAGGCGCTCAATGACCGCAAGGACTTCGGCGGCCTCGAGCGCGAGCAGTGGGACCGCATGGACGCGCGGTACACGGAGCTCGACCGCGAGATCGAGCAGGCGCAGCGCGCCGCGCGCATCGACTCCGAGATGCGCAAGCCGGTGCACGAGATCGCGCCGCTCGCCGTGCGAGCCGCCGAGAAGGCGGTCTCCGCGGATTTCTCCGCGTCGGCCGAGTACCGCTCGGCGTTCGCCAAGGCGCTCCGGACGGGCGACATGGCCGAGATCCGCGCGCTGAACACGGGCAGCTCCAACTCCCCCATGCCCGTCGATATGCAGCGGCGCATCTGGGAACTGATGATGCGGGAGACCCCCCTCCGCGGCCTTGCGCGCGTGTTCAACGTGGCGACCGACCAGCAGATCACCGTCGAGACCGCGATTCCCACCGGCTACCTGGTCGACGAGTCGACCACGACCACCGACGGCTACGCGACTCCGACGTCGACCGTCACCGAGTCCACCGGCACCTTCGGCCGCAAGACCATCGGCGACTTCACCTACGCCGTCCGCTCGAAGGTCACGTTCCAGGCGTACAACGACTACATCAACGGCGGCAGCTACCTCGCCAACAAGGTCGCCCAGGCGCTCGCGCAGACCGAGGAGCAGTACCTCATGACCGGCGACGGTTCGGCCAGCGCGACGGGCAACCCGGCGCAGCCGACTGGAGTGGTGAAGTCGATCAACGACGCCGACAACAAGTTCACCTTCACCGGCGGCACGACCGGACAGGGATGGACGGGCCTCACCGCCGACGCCGTGATCGAGACCGCGCACCTTGTCAGCCCGCAGTACCGTCGCGGCGGATCGCTGCGTTGGGTGATGGGCGACACGGCCGCGAAGGAGATCCGCAAGCTGAAGGACGGATCGAACCGCTACCTCTGGCAGGTGTCGGACAACGTCACCGAGGGCCTGACGAACGGAATCAACGGCAGCCTCTACGGCATTCCCGTCGTGATCTCGCAGTTCATGCCGACGGCCACGACCGCCGCCGGCGTCGCGTTCGTCGTGGGCGACTTCTCGAACGTCGAGATCTACGACCGCGGCCCGGTCGAGTTCATGCTCGACCAGTACACCGACCTCGCCAAGCTCAACGTCTTCCTCCAGACGTGGAAGCGCAGCGACCTGACTGTCATGACCGGCGCTTCGGGCTACCGCCCCTTCGCGCACGCCGAGTTCAAGTGAGCGCATCTTTCCCCGTGGGGTTTGCCGCCGAAAGGCGGCAGACCCTTTTCCATGTCGATCCCCCTGAGCACAATCAAGACCGCGCTGAAGATCGACTACAGCGACGATGACGCCGACCTGATCAGGCTCAGGGAGACGGCGACGGTGTTCGTCGAGAAGCGCACCGGGCTTGCGCTGCAGCCGCGCACCGAGGCGCTGTTCCTCGCCTGGTGGACGGACAGCCTCATACCCGTGGCGCCCTACACGGGCATCACCCACGTGCGCTACCAGAACAGCACGAACGCTCAGACCACGATGCCGTCGGGCGACTACTGGATCGACCAGACCGACGGGCCCCTGAACCAGATCAGGTTCCTCGAGCGCCCCGAGATCTACGAAGGCACCGCGATCACGGTGACCTACACGGTCGGATACTCGAACATCCCCGATCCCTTGGTCCACGCGATGATTGCGCTCGTCGGGCACTGGTACAACAATCCCGAGGCGGCGCAGCCCATCGGCCTGCAGACGGTGCCGATGTCCGTCGAGGCCATCCTGGACATGTACTCCATCAGGAGCCAGCTCCGATGATCTCGGGCGGCGTCCTGTCCCATGTGGCCACCCGGCTCGCCGCCAGCGATGCGCAGGATGCGCTCGGCATGCGCACCGACGTATGGGACGCGGCGGGCACGTTCCGCTGCGACCTACGCAACGACTCGACCACCGAGCAGCAGTACGCCGACGGCGTCGCCGTGCGGCGCACGTGCGAGGTCCGCGCGCGCTGGCAGGCGGTGCAGGGCGTCGGGTTGACCGAGGTCGACCGCCTGGACGTGCGCGGGCGCATCCTGCGCGTCCAGTCGATCCGCAACCTCGATGAGGCCGACCGCGTCGCCGTGATCCTCTGCGAGGAGATCGACTGATGGCGACCATCGAGGCAGCCGTCCGAACGATGCTGATCGACGGCAACGAGCTGTCGGCGAACGGCATCGACGTGCCCGATTCCCGCGTCACGCACGGCTACCGCCTGCAATCGACGGCGCTGCCTGCAGTCACGTACGAGGTGTCAAACCAGGCAACTTCCGACGTTGCGCGCGGCATCATGCAGGGCGAGCTCGCCGTTACGGGCATCGCCGAGACCAGCATCGACGCCGCGACCATCGGCGACGCGATCGATACGGCGCTCGATACGGGGACCTTCAGCGGCATCGTCATCGACGCCATCGTCATCACAAGCAAGACCCTCGCGCCGCCTACCGTCGGGCTTGGCGACGAGCAGGAACCCGCCACGGTGACGGTCAACGCAACGATCTACTGGAGGCCGTGAAATGGCTGTCTACAACACGTCAGGGTTCATCTTCACCGTCGGCGGCACCGCCGTCCCCGGCATTGTCGACGCTTCCGTGACGCTGACGCTTGAAACCGTCGACGTAACCGAGATCGGCAACACCGACCGCGCGTTCGTGAACGGCATTCGCACGGGCAGCGCGTCGGGCAACCTGTACTACGACCAGGCCAACGGGCAGATTGCGGCGCTCGAGGCAGCGGTACGGTCAGGCGCGACGGTGTCGTGCGTGTTCACGCTGCACGCTAGCGCGACTATCACCGCGACGGCGTACGTCACCAGCTGGAGCCCGAGCGTCGCGGTGTCCGACGTGGTCCGCGTGGCGTTCGAGCTGCAGTTCACCGGGGCGTACACCATTGCCTGACATCCGCGCCATCCTCGCGCTTGAGCCGGTTCCATTCCAGTGGAACGGGCACACGTTCCACCTGTCGCGGCCCACGCTGCTCGACCTGATCGAGGCCATCGACATCAACACGCAGGACCCAAAGCGCGGCCGGCAGTTCGGGCTCTACCGTCACCTCCACACCGAGGACGGGCAGCCTGTGTTCCCCAGCATTGAGGCCGCTGGCGGCTGCCCTGCTGGGCTCGCCGCGAAGGCGGTGCCCATGATCGAGGCGCTGTACAGCGAAGGCGCGGACTAGGCCGGGACGCGCGACAGCTGCTCGCGCGCGTCCTTCGGAACAGACGGGCGGCACCTTGGGAACGGTCGGTTCTTGAGCTCATCGTCGAGCTTGACGTGCCGGACTGGAAGGGCATTAGAAGGCGACTCGATGAGCTCTCCAAATCTAACCTTCCGACCGGACCCAGGCGACCTGAAGGCGATAAGTGCCGCCCTGGACGAGTTTGAGAAGAAGGTCAAGATCCGCATCGCCAAGAACGCGTTGCGGCAGTTCGCGCGGGAAGAGATGGCGCTGATCAAGCAGCGCAACGACAGGTATCTCAACCCGAAGCACATGGCGTACCGCATCAAGTTCTGGCCGAAGGGCGTCATCTGGCTGGGCGTCGGATACCGCGACCCGCCGGTGAAGATCAAGGGCAAGTTCTACAGCGACTACGGCGGCAGCGGCCGCGCGCGCCGCAAGTCGTACGACGAGATGGGCGTCGGTTGGCGCTCCCATTTCGCGGAACTTGGGTGGCACAGCTGGGCGAAGGGGATGACGCACCCGGGCACGGGCGCGCGCACCATCGAGCTTGGGCGCGCGTGGAAACGTGGTCTGCGGCATCGAGGGCGCGGCAAGTACCACATCGGCACGGGCGCGTCGCGCATCGTGCACCAGGCGTTTGGTCCGAAGGTGCTGCCCTACCTTGCCCGCGAGGTCGAGTTTGAGATTTCCAAGATGAGCAAGGGACGCAAGGCGCGACGCCAGAAGGTGAGCCGGTTCCTATGAAACTCCCAACGCTGAACGTCGACGTGGCGGTCAATACGTCTGGCATGAAGAAGCAGATCGAGGACGCCAACAAGAAGCTGCAGGGGATCGGCGGCAAGGGCCTGGCGTTCGCCGGCGGCGCTGCAGGCAAGCTCGGCAGCCTCGGCGCGCTCGGAGGCACCGCCGGCAGCCTCGCCATCGGCGCGGGCGGCATCGCGCTGGCGGCCGCTGCCCCCGTCAAGCTCGCGGGCGCGATCATGGACTCGTTCCGCGCGACCGTGACCGAGGCCAACAAAACCCTTTCTGAGTTTGCTAAGACGGGCAAGACCACGACGATGAGCGCCGTTCAGGCGGCGGGCATCGCGGCGGCTGCCGGTCCGCAGGATCAGTTCCAGCCGACGGGATTCTTCGGTGGACTCTCTAGAGGGTTCGGTTCGGGTGGCGAGAGCGTCATCTCCAATTGGGCGAGCAACCTAGAGAAGGGCGCGAGCTGGTTGGGAACCTTCATCGGAGCGGCGCTTGGCAACCTTGGCGGGCAGCGCGACATCGATGAGATCATGCGCGAGGCGGACCTGTCGGTGGTTGGCAGCGAGCAGGAAGCGCGTACCCTGTACTCGCGTGAGGAACTTCGCGAGCTCGACAGGCAGATGGCGGCATTCCAGCGTCAGATGCGGGAGACCACGACATGATCCAGTCCGGCCAGTACAAGGCCTACCTCAAGAGCACGTCGGTGTCGCAGGGCGACATCTGGGACGTGCACTCTGCCACCGAGGTCTACCACGTCGAGAAGGTCAAGCTCGACGCGCAGAGCCAACCCGAGCCGATCACGCCGTTTACGCCGGTCAACATCCTTTGGGATGACACGACGCAGGGCGCGCCCGTCATCAAGAACATCGGCGAGCAGTACGGCGGCGGCAGCGACTGGCTGAGCGGAGCGCTTGTGCGCGGCATCGACTGGAACATGGGCGGCAACGGGCGCGGACTGACGGCGACCGTGCGCTACAGCACGCGCTACTTCGAGACGAAGTTTGGCAAGGGACTTGCCCGGACACAGGAAAACATCGCCAATGCGACCGCCCTGGAAAGTGGCGCGCGATGCCTGCTGCTGCCGTGCATGGTGATCCCGACGTTCCGAACGCGGTCCATGAAGATGTACCGCGACAACCCGTCCATGACTGGCCCGAACGCCACTAACGACATCTCGGCGTCGGACATCGGCGGCCTTCAGAAGCAGCGCGACATCGACGTGCGACAGGTCGCGCTCAAGCTGCGGTTCGTGGTCGACGCGAATAGCCAGGGCATCGACGCGCTCACGGGCGTGCTGCAGGCGTACGTCGGCAAGAAGAACAGCGACGCCTTCCTCGGGTACGGCGCGCAGAACCTCATCTGCGATGGCGCCGCGATCAACCACCTGGAGCACGAGTTCTACGAAGTCGTGATGGACTACCTGTACGACGAGTACTTTCATCACAGTCAGATCGTGCAGCCCGACCAGGACGGTCGCCCGCGCATGAATGGCACTGACTACGCCGACGTGCGTTGGGCGCGCGACGCGCGGACGGCAGTTGCGTTCAACGACATCTGGCCCAACGGGTTCCTTGGCCAGAGCATGAAGTACCAGGCGTTCATGGGGGTTTGGTACTGATGTACCGCGCGGACTACACGTACCGCAGGGCGAAGGACCTCGACAAAGCGGCCCGGCTATCGCCTGAGCCAGAGGGCGTGGAATCGCGCCTCTTCAAGATCACCAACACGACGGTGCTCAATGCTGGCCAGGCGCGGTACGTGTACACGCTGTATCAGGCGCGCGTGCAGAACGTCGCCGGCGGCTACCAGGTCGCCACGACCGCCAACACCTACGCGCACACCGGCCTGTCGGTCAGCGAGCTTTCGAACGGCAGCGCGTTCGTGGCGTACGGCGTCACCAAGGCGACTCTTCCGACTGGGTTTAGCCCGAAGCCCATCCCGATCAACACCTACGTCCTGGCGGTCCCGCACCGCAACCAGGACGGCACGCTGCTGTGGCTGATCCTCAACACGCAGGCCATCGACGGTCTTTGCGACACACCGCTGACGGGCGACACCGACTACGGCAGCCTGCTGCAGCCGTTGCTCGATGACGAGTACGGATTCTTTGACGCCGAGGAAGGCGAGACCGACTACGGCGCGATTAACGTGTACGACTACGCAACGTTTGCGTTCCCGATGAATGATCTGGACTTCGCGACGTTCGCGAACCCATATCTTCCCGAAAACGACATGGGGACCTTCACCTAATGGCACTCAAGCTACGACGCGGCGTCAACGCCGACCGCACCGGGATCACGCCCGAACAAGGCGAGCCGATCTACACGACCGACACCAAGAAGCTGTACATCGGCGACGGCACCACCGCCGGCGGCGTCGAGGTCGGCGGCGGCGGCACGCTCACCGTCAACACGCAGGACTTCACGTCGAGCGGCACGTGGACCAAGCCGTCGAACGCGCTGTGGGTCGAGGTCACGATGTGCGGTGCGGGTCAAGCGGGTCAGGATGGAACGACCGACAACTGGGGAGCTGGCGGTAGTGGTGGAAAGATCGCCTCGAAGACGTTTGCTGCCGCGGATTTGCCCAGTACCGTCTCCATCGCCTGCGGCGTAGCTCAGGATTTCGCGAACCCATCAAACGACGCAGAGAGTTCATTCGGAACCTATCTGTACGCGGGCGGGCCGTTCGGTGGTGGTGATGACCAGGCGGGCGGCTCGACTGTGGAAATGGGAATCATTGCAAACTCAGCCGGGGTAGCTGAGTTCACATTTGCAAATGGCGCATACAGCAACCCTGGAGCCGATGGAAGGGTCGGATTCTGGTTCGGCCCCGCTGGCGGTGGAAGCGGCGGATTGTCCGGTGCTGGCGGTGCTGGTGGAAAAGCGAGCAGCGGCAGAACCGATGGCGGCGGCGGCACGATCTACAGCGGTGGCGGCGGCGCTGGTGGCGCAAGCGGCACCACGGGCGTGGCGGGCACCGCGGGCGGATTCGACACAATCACGGGATTCGGCAACGGCGGCGGCGGCGGCGGTCAAGGCACATCGGGCGCAGGCGGCGCAGGCGGCGCGGCCGTCCGTGGCGGCGGAGGTGGCGGCGGTGGCAAGGGCACGACCGCCGGCGGCGCCGGCGGCGCTGGCGGCGCAGGCTTCGTTCGCGTGAGAACCCTCTGTTTCGGATGATCCCATGGCACACCCCAGCGACGATCCACAACGCGACATCATCATCCAGAGCGGCAGTACGTTCACCATGGTGGTTACCTGGACGGGCAACGTCTCAGGCCAGAGTTTCGCCATGAAGGGACGCCCTTCTCATAACAGCAACACGGTCGTATTCGAACTGTCGACCCTTGAGGGCGACATTTCCGCTACCCATAGCGGCGGTGAAACCACCATCACCGTCACCATGGCCGCGACCGTCACCGCCGGATTCGCGGCGCCCCAGTACGGCGTCTACGACCTCGAGGGAACCACCGGCGGCGTCACGACGCGCTTCGCCGAAGGCACCTTCTACATCACCCCCAACGCAACCCGCTAATGGCCAAAGAACCAACTGGAGCATCACCCGTGGCAAGATTCGGCATCATTGGAAACGTAACCGCACCGATCAGCACTGGATCTTTCGCGCAGCTGTCCGCGACTGACAACCGCACCGGCGGAAACCTCATCATCATCCCGCACGCGAACACCGTGCTGCGCTATCCCGGCGCGTCGGGCACCGAGGTCACGCTGTTGTCTGCGTTCCTTCAGGTCAACCTGGGTGACGCCAATCCGACCCAGGTCTACGTCCGCTCGGCCGGTGCCGCGACCACCGTCGGAGCGTGGTACAGCTGACATGGATGTCTCGACGCTCGCAGGCGCCCTCGGCATCATCGCGTCCGTGGTCACCACGACCATGGTTGTCGTTGGCAAGTTGACGCGCGTAGAGGTGATGCTCGCCGAGCTGCGGGCGACGATGGCGCACTACGAAAGCCGCATTGCGGCACTGGAGCGGAAGCAAAATGAAAGGCAACCGTAAGACCACCCTCGCGGGCATCGCGGCCATCCTGACGGCGGCCGCCGGCATTCTCAACGGATGGCCAGACGCAGTCGACTGGACCGCAGCCGTGTCGGCCATTATCGCGGGCGTCGGCCTGATCCTCGCAAAGGACGCGGAGTCGCGTGCGTGATCTCCTCACGGGCATCGTGCGCGGACTGCTCGCGTGGTTCGCGGAGCGGCAAGGGACGGCCGTCGACGGCGGCAAAGGCCGTCATCTCCGCGTTGCTGGCCGTCGCTTGCGCGACTGGCTGCACGCGCACGGTGCTCGTTTCCGAGGGTAGCCCGGTCCGCATCGGGCCATGCGCTCGAGCGCGCGTCTACTCCCTCGAGGGCGCACAGTGGCGGCTCGGCGACAACCGCGTCGAACTGCCGGAGGGGTGGTACCTGGTGCCGCCGTCGTTTGTGGAGGCCGAGGAGTGAGCCACCACCAGGCATGTTGCTGCGGTCAGACGGGGCCGGAATGCCCAGGCATTTGCCCATGCGTCGCCAACACGTACAACGTGACGTGGAACGGCAGCGTTTCCATTGGATTGAATCCGTGCACTTGCGGGACATTGCGGTATTACGGTGCCGTGACGGTCAATGACGGAATCACCAGATCCTTGACCAACGCTGTCGCGCCTCAATACACGTGCGCAGCGTCTGCGTCATTCACCGAGACGTACACAGCCACGTTCTACGACACCAACTGTATCGCAAACCCACCATTCGGTAATTTTGATCCTTGCGCGCAAGTCGCGTCGACCACCGCGACGGTATTCGGCGTGTACCAGCTGTACAAACCAGACCGAGCGCCACAGGTATGCACCTGGCGTTGTTACGTGGATGTTGGTTTTGGCATCCAGGCGGCAGGGTTTCCGATCAGTTTCTACCGGCTGCAACTGCTTTATGAGAAGCCGTATGTCGCTGGCCCTGCAGGATGCGCCGCCCCTGGTGCGCTGCCGTACGTCGGGGCGCTGTTCGTCCATCCGACGCTTGGCGTGAGCCCAACGGTTCCAGCAGTCGGACAATGTGTCTACAGCGTTGCCGAAATCTGCGCGACGCGTCGTGCGGCAGGATTGATCTCTTCCATTCTGCCTGGTTCACTGGTGATTTCGTGACGTGCAAAAACCTCTCGTCTGGCCATTGCCACAACGTGGCGGCAAACCGCGCCGCAGGCACCAGCGTGACGGATGACGCCCGGTGTGCGGCCTGCCCGTTCTACAACGGCCCCGCGCGCGGGCTAGGCGACATCGTCTACACGGTCGCCCAGGTGACGGGGGTGGCGGCCGTTGTCAAGGCTGTGGCGCCCGATTGCGGGTGCGAGAAGCGCCGCGAAGCGCTCAACCAGATTTTCCCTAAAGCCCCTTGACCGATTCGGCCGATGCTTATACCGTCCCGCGCCATGAAACGCCGCGCAGTATCTGTCGACGAGAACACGTACCAGACACTCGCGGCGCTCAGCAAGGGATTCGGGAAGCCCGTCCGACGGATCGTCATGGAGGCGATTGCGGGCTACTCGGTGATGATGGACCTCGCTCAGACCGCGAGGCCCCGGAAGGAAACGCGAACATGGGAATCTTTCTCGGCATCTGTGCCATCGCCGCCGCGGCCGTGGCAACCCTCTGGCCCCTCTTCGATGATCGGGGGATCCGTTGAGGAGCCACACGTACACGGACGATCTGGAGCGGGAAGGCGACCCGCAGCCGGGGATGAGTCGCCATCACCGGGAGTGGAACGCCGAGAACGGCGTCCGCGAGCCCGCCGCGGACCTCAGCCGGATGGCTGAGGACGTTCGGAACAGGCTCATCGACCGCGTCGGCGACATCGGGCCGGGCGACCGCGTGACCGCCCGCCTCATGCTCGAGGCCGTCGGCGTGATCCGCGAGGCCGGTCTGGAGATCGAGCGGCTTCGCGCCGAGCGCGACGAGGCGCGGCGCGAGGTTTGTGACATGGAAGGCCAAACCGCTGGCGGGGCATTGCTTGAGGCTCGTAAGCGCGGATGGGACTGCTTCAAGGAGGACGGCAAGTGAGCGATGACATCGTGGCGCGGCTCAGACGCGACTCTCAGTACATGATCCTATGGCCGATGGTCGAAGAAGCCGCCGCCGAGATCGAACGGCTTCGACGAAACACCGGCTGCGCCCGAAATCAGCGGTCCACCCAGTTCTGTGCCGAGGCGCTGGACGCGCAGCGCGAGATCGAACGGCTGCGCGAAGAGCGCGACTACGTGCGGCGTCTTTTCTGCATTGCGTTGTCGAAATCTC